CTTATTCTCGATGATATCTTCGCATACATCATAGAAGCCAGCACTGTTGTCAAACTCATCGTAATCAGCAGACCATTCAGGAGTATTGATATAATTGATATTTGAGATAGCATCTGCACCGCGCTCCATGCCAATCTCTAAGAACAGTGCAGACTCAGGATTGCCGGTATACTTAGTACATACATCATTGATTAGGCTGGTTTTACCCGCTCCTGACTCGCCAAGAAGCATGATATTATAACTTAGAATATCAAGATTAACAGAATTACGTTTGCCAAACTTGCCCATTCTTTCACCTTTCTTTGTTTATTGTTTATTAGGCGGGAGAATAATTATGTTCTCCCGCCAGCATATAACCTTAATTATTTAATAAACTAGCCAAGCATATTCAACCAATCATCATCGCTGTCACCAGTAGAACCATCCTCTTCGCTCTCGTTGTTGCCAAAAGGAAGGTCATCATCATCCTCGTCCTCATCATCCTGTACATATGCCCAAGACATATCAAGCTCATCCTCATCGTACTGCTCAGTGAACACCTGAAGAGTTGCAGTCTTGTTTTCGTCGTTTCCAACCATGAAAATTGAAGGCTTCTTAAGGAACATATGCTGCTCTCGACCTGCATTCACAGCACACTGCTCAAGTGCTTCTGCTTCCGTGTAAACCCCCATATCGATAAGCTCCTTGATATCATCTGGAATATCATCGATAGTAGGAGTTACAACGCCGCCGCCAGAAATAAAATCACCATCAAATGTAATCTGGGTGTAACCCTTCTTGACATTGAACAGCTTGTTGTAAATCTTCTTGCAAAGGTCTGGCTTCGTCATATCAAACTGATATTCCATCTGGATATGATAAGGGAACTGCCCACGGATTTCATGACCGTTAAATTCCTTCATATAATCAAGAACAATTGCATCAATTGGCATGATACCGGTATTCTTATCGACATTCTTAAGGTTTGCAGAATCCTTATCGATAAGAATGGACTGTGTGAACGTTGCATGATACCCACTTGGGTCAGATACATTTGAAAGGAAGATGCTCGTAATATCCTTATTCATAGTAGCCTTATCGTTATACATGCTATAACGCAGATTGCCGCTGACACTGATTACCATATCCTCGGTAAGGTTTTCCTTGATATATAGGATTGCGTCGTATGCGCTAAGGAACTTCTTGGTGAAGATATTACCTTTAGTAGTGCGCTCAATACCTACACGAATAAAGCACTGGTCACCAACATTCTCAAGAATAGATTCATTATCACGGTCTTCCCAATCAATCTCGATGCGCTTGCTGAAATCGTCTCGACCGTTATCATCTTTACCATGCGCATAAATCTTATTTGTGCGTTCAGGAGAAAATCCGCCCATACGGCCTACATAGCAAACACCATACTTCTCACCGGCATAGATACCAAGATTCATCTGATTATAAGTCCAAGATGAACTCTGACTTTGCTCATCAATCTTAAAAGTATAATCATTGATACGCGGTTCACCAACAATATTGAATCGGCTTGCCCAATTGCTACGCTGAATTTTCTTGTCTTCGTTTGCCATTTACATGTCCTCCTAATTTTAAGTATATAACCTTAACAACTAAAGCAAATTGATTATACCCAATATCGAATTTTAAATCAAATCGAGTTTTTCTACTCACATAAACTACACATTTTCATACTGTAACTGATATGCAAGTACGCAGTTTTGCATAAGTGTTGCAACTGTCATCTGACCGACACCGCCGGGAACGGGCGTGATAGAAATATTCATATCGGAAACATCGCCAAAATCTACATCACCGCAAAGTTTGCCATTCTCATCACGATTCATACCAACATCGATAACAACAGCTCCATCTTTGATGTATTCTTTTGTAAAGAATTTAGGTTTACCGATGCTGCAAATAAGAATGTCTGCATTCTTACAAATATCTACAAGGTTTTCTGTATGAGAATGACATACTGTTACCGTAGCATCTGCATTCAACAGCATTTCTGCAATGGGTCTACCGACAATATTGCTGCGTCCTATCACAACACAGTTCTTTCCAGCAATATCAATCTGATACCATTTAAGAAGATTCATAATACCTAGTGGAGTACAAGGCGCGATAACATCTCTCATGTGACTTCTTGCAAGCTTGCCGGAATTGATAAATGTAAAGCCATCAACATCTTTCAAGGGGTCAATCGAATTAACGATTTCATCTGCATTCAAATGTTTTGGAAGTGGAAGCTGTACCAAAATACCATTTACCGATTCATCATCGTTTAACATTTGGATAATATCAATGATTTCTCTTTGCGTGATATTCTCATCCAAATTATACGTCTCGCTGATGATTCCAACATATTCACAAGCCTTTTCCTTGTTTCGAATATACGTATTTGATGCCGAATTGTTCCCGACCTGAATAACAACAAGTTTGATTCTATCATTATATTCAATAGTGATATCTTTTATATGCTGCTTTACATCATTCTTAACAAAATAAGCCACAAATTTACCATTAAGAATCTTCATTGACCTGTCCATCCTTCACGATAACACCATCAAAAACATTTCCAATAACCTCAGTATCACTACCAACTTCATCAGTAAGAAGATAATATACAGAATTATCATAATCAAAAATACAATATGAACCAACCTGTGTATTATACGAGACAACACCTTCTGTATTACCGGGACATTCACAGATGTCTCCTTCAAAAATCTGATATCCATTTTTATCTTTGATTCCGGTTCCAAAATGTACGGTATAAGGCTCTTCGTCAAAAATAATATCTACAGTATAACTGTGAAACCAAGATTTATTCAACACGCCAAATGCCCCGTCATCAAATACAATCATATCGTCTCGCCAACATTTTCGAATATCATCATAAATTCTATATGTTGCAGAATGATACATCATATCACACCCTTTTAATCTTTTTTCTTAAGCAAATATTTCACGCTAACATTTTTTGCAGATTGCTTTCCATCGTAACTACGATACACAAATCCTTCGCGAAGACACTTGGGATTGATTGTGCTCTTGCCGTCTGCCTGCTCTTTGATTTCTTCGAATGTATCCGGCATATGATAATCATCATCAATAATTGGTACAAATGGAATATTGTATTCATCAAGAATCTTTTTAGCTTCAATGGAGCCGAGTCGTTCGCCATCAAAAATTAGATTAAATGCAGCAAATTGACGGTCTTTAATATGAAGCGGATTACCTTGGACAGCAGCACCATATGTCTCACCTTGTAGCACAACACGTTTAACGTTATGCTTCTTCACAATGTCTTCAAGAGCATCTTTCATGTTGTATTTAAAGACCATCTCCCAATAAACGTTGCCAACGCCAGCATCTTTATCAGTATGATAGCTTTCTTGATTTGCATCCATCTGTCGCACATTACGTGAGCATACACCGAAGTCAGGCTTTCGAGTTGTTGTATCAAGGAATACTGTTGTACTTGTACCGTCTATCTTCTCCGTACAGATAAAAGGTTCTTTGCTCTCGAAAATCCATAGACAGTTCTCGATACGGTCCTCGTCGGTTTTCTTAATCCATGATGGGAACTTCTTTGTTTCATCCTTGCTACTATTACCGAGGAATACATATAGCAGTTTGCGTCCCCATGCACGACGCATAAACCACTTGAACCATTTCTTCTTAGCTAGTTTTGGATGACGTGCAGCCATACGATTGTACTTGGCATTTGGATTCTCTTTGTTAGACTTACGATAGTTATCCTCTTTGACATAATAAGTTACACCAAGTACCTTAGTTACATCATCACCGACATTGAATTGTTTGTTCTGTGGCAGGATATCCATAGGCATAAGCAAGCCCTGACTGATAATTTTAAACTTATTTAATTTATAAGTCTTGATGCGAAACTTTTTAGGGCGTAGGAACTCAGACCACTCAGTCTCAGGAACCAGTGCGTCAATTTCGAAAAACACGGCAGCATCACCGGGCTTGAACTGCTGTTTGTTTGTCACGACTTTCCATCCGCCGACATGTGCCAGTTCAATATTGTTTGCTCCTTCAATAGGAGTAATGTTATCAACCTTAACAATATAAGCAAGTGCTCGCTCACCATCTACTAACATATCAACTCGTTTCTCTTAGCTCTTTCACATTATTACAAATCCATCTTTTCTACATCAATAGCCTTCTTGATTTTATCTACAACATCATCGACATCATCCATTGTCATATCATCGGAAATAGTGATACGCAGGCTGCTATTCGCTTCATCATCCGTAAGCATAATCGCCTTTAGAACATATGACGGCTCAACAGAATGTGAAT